GAAGATAGAGGAAGTGCAGAGGAAACTAAGCAAGATACAGAAAAGGTTGATAGTGAAGAAGTAAAGAGTGAAGAGACACAAGAGTCTCAGCCAGCAGAAGAAGCAGAACCTGTGCCAGAGGAAGAAAGTGGTGAAAGTGTAGACGAAATAGATCCAGTCAAGCCGCACTCAGAAGTTCAATCCGATGAACCGGAAGAGCCAATAATTACACCAGATGACTTACCAACAGTTTCACCAGAACAACCAAGACAGGTATGATACAATACATAATTGATAATTACAAAGAGAATCTACTAGGTATGCTATTTGCGTACATAGGAATATTTTCTATTATCGTTATGTTTCTACCCAAGAATAATATAATATCTAGAGCTTTTAAAGAGTTCGCATCAATATGTACGTCTATCTTCAAAAAATAAAATTTTTATTAATCCCTTTATTATTAGCTTCTATAGCTTGGGGTGCTGTGCAACTAAACAGCGTAGTCTATGATCTAGAGGTAGGTATAGACGAAACTTATAGTATAGTTGATTTCAACCCAGAGGGTGGTAAAACTTACTACAATCCAATGATATTTACTACCTCTGTAGGTGGGCAGTACACATTTGAAAACTATTCAAGCGACCTAACAGGAGGAACCCAGGATACTGCACTGTTAATTTATGATGATCTTGAAGCTGACTTTGTAATTGATCGGCCTGCAATATTTAACGATGGTCCTAACATAGGATTTGGTGGAGGACAACTTGACACTTTTCAAGGGTTTGAAAGGTATAACGAACCATTCAACGGAACCATAACTTTAGCTGAAGACACTACTTATGCTGCTGTGTTCTCATCGTTTTCACCGGATGCTTTAGGAACTATGCAAGTTCGACTAACAGCACCAGGACAAATTTATAGTGTTGATTTAGTGCCTATACCAGAACTAAAAGATACTGGATTATGGATCGCACTAATCATAGGATTCTTTGTAGCATTCAGCTACATGAAAATAAAAAGCGGTATATAACCGCATAACCAATAACAAAAGGATACATCATGCCAATGGGAAAAGGAACATACGGAAGTAAAGTCGGTCGTCCATCTAAAGCTGCAAAAGCTAAAGGAATGAAGGGGATGGCTAAAAAGAAAATGCTAAAGAAAAGAAAGTAATGCCATTTAGCAAATACAGTCCAAAACAGAAGAAGATAGCTAGAATAGCTGCACCTCGTAATAAAATTACTGGGGCTGACTTCAAAAAACTACGAAGCGGAAATGCACAGAAAAATATTAAGCGTCGCAAGAAAACTTGAGAAGGCTTCTAAGGCTCACGCAGGACAAGCAAAACTATTAAAATCATTAGCAAGTCATGGCAAAAAAAGCAAAAAGCGGAGGTAAAATATGCCCCGAAGGTAAAGCCTGGGCTAGGCGTACGTTTGACACCTATCCAAGTGCTTACGCTAATATGGCCGCATCTAAGTACTGCAAGAACCCAAACTATGCAAAAAAAGCAAAGGGTGGTAAACGCAAAGGAAGATAATGGGACAACTCAAACAATGGAGAGAACAGAACTGGGTACGCATAGGGACTGATGGATCGATTAAAGGACCTTGCGGAACGTCTAAGGACAAGAAGAACCCAGACCGTTGTCTCCCTAAAAGAAAGGCTCTATCTCTCACGAAAGCGGAAAGAGCTAGTACTGCTAGAAAAAAGAAGAAGGCAGGAGCTAGAGGAAAGACAGTCGTTGCAAACACTCCTAGAGCAAGGGTCAGAAGCTAATGAGGAAGGAACACAAAAGTAAAAAGGGTGGTCTAACCGCTGCTGGCAGAGCGTACTTTAAGCGTAAGACTGGTGCTAACCTAAAACCTCCAGTCACTGAGTCCAATCCAAAGGGCAAGAAACTAGCTAGAAAGAAATCATTTTGTGCTAGAATGGCTGGCGTAAAAGGTCCAATGAAGGACAAAAAGGGAAGACCAACTCGTAAGGCCTTAGCCTTGAGACGTTGGAAATGTTAACAAATAATAAATAAAATGAGCAGATTAAGAAGAGAGTTTAGAAAAGGTAGTAAAGGTTTTTTACTGCAAAACAGAAAAAAAAGGAGAGAGGCTCAGGAAGCTTTAGATAGAGGAACTAATGATCTAAGTGCAACTAGAGTACTCCAAGGTCCAGCAGCTGGTAGCAATTTAATTGTTGCCTCTAAGAAGATTACCTCTGGACCCAAAAGACAGAGGTCAGGTGGCAGTCGTATGACTGAAGGTAAGGTAAAAGCAAGACAAAAGCGAAAAGAAGATAGTAAGCCAACATCTGGAGCTGGCTCTGCAACAAGAGGTTTCTCTAATCAAAAAGCTAGAGAACTAGCAAAACGTAGAGAAAAGTGGAAAGCTAATAGACCAAACAGATCTGACTTTAAAAATTCATCTGGTAGAAATTTAACAGTTAGTGAAAGAGCAGAGTTCAATAAGGCTTTAAAAGATTGGCAAGCTAAAGAGCCAAAATAATAAATGTCAAGGTACTCTACATATGGCACACTCGATGATCGTGTAGCTCAGAATGCTGATGTAGGTTTTTCTGGGTTCAACAATCGTTTACGCCCAGATCAACTCAATGCAGGTGTACTTGCTGATGCCCAGAACTTTCGTATGGATCGCAATGGTTCAGCACAGGTGCGTAAGGGTGTAGACATAGTTCAGGCTCCTTTGGCCGTAGGTGTTTCGGCACTAAGTCTTCCTTTTACTTTAGTAGCGGATGATACATCTGTAACTGCAACTAGAACTGGCACAACAGTAGTCCTAACAGGTATTACAGCCACAGACTTTCCAAGTTCTGGAACAGTAAACATATCAGGAGTAACAATGAGTAGTGGTCCGGCTGTAAATGGAAATCGACCATATACTAAAGATAGTAACACACAGATTACCATTTCTGATCAAACATACGCAGGATCAGCTAGTGGCACGGCTACAGTGAAGTTCGGAATACTTGCTGATAGTTCCGTGAACAATATATACGGTTCAATGGATTTTTCCGACCCTAATGCTTCTAGTAGTCAATACATTATTATTGCCTCTAACAACAAAGCAGTAGGCATAGACATAGCAAATGAGTTTACTTTTGATATAGGGTATCCATCTGTAATAACGATTGATGGGAGTGTTGAAATGCTTCAAGCCTTTAACAAGGCGTTTATATTTAGAGGTGGTAGCACAGCGTTAGAAAACAATCTTAGGATTTCTACAATAAGTTCAGCTGTTCTTGATCATACTACTAATACTGTTACGATTACTACATCTACAAATCATAACTTATCAACTAATGATTTAGTTACAATTAGTTCTTTAGGTTTTGATGCAACAAAAGCTGATCCTAATGGTTCTGCTATAGATATTACTAGAACTGGTGACACTACATTTACATACACATTAGTTGCAAGTAGTGCAGATACATTTACAGTTTCTAGTTCTTCGGTAGTAGCTACTGACTTTACAAAAGTTACAAGCGGTGCCTATACTCAACCAACTGAACTTGCAGCCACAGGATTTGTTATTACTAATGGTTTAGCTACTGCTACCGTTTCTAACACGTTGTCCGCAGGAGATAAAGTTGTACTTACTGTTGCAGGTGGCAGTACTCTAACAAAAGGAGATACATTCATAGTCTCTGAGGCAACGTCATCTCTATTTAAATTTTTTACAAATACGGCTGATGTAGCTAACCAGACCAATGTGGTATTTACACAAAAAGTATCTGTGGCTTTAGGATTTGTGCATATGCCAGCACCTCCATTTGCGGTGTACCATCAACGAAGACTGTTTATGCCGTTTCAGTTTTTATCAACTGGGACAGATACTTTTGAGTCTAGAAATATATTGGACGAAGTCATTGGATCAGAGCCTTTGGATACGGATACATACGACAGGTTCTCATCTGAATTTAGATTCAATGCAGGTACTTCTGACTTTGTTGTTGGGCTTTCATCTTTTGCTGAGGATAGACTATTAGTATTTAATCGTAACAGCATTCACGTTATAGAAGGAAGTAGTGACCTAGAGACTTCTTCACAAAAACTTCTTACAGATGAGGTAGGATGCGTAGCGCGTAAAACTATACAGCAGATAGGCAACCAAGTAATTTTTCTTTCTGATAATGGTGTGTACGGAACTCAGTTCCTAGATGAGTACAATCTACGTGGTGCAGAAACTCCACTAAGTGAACCTATTGACTCAACAATAAAAAGAATAAATAAAAATGCTCAAAGCAAGGCAGTGGCTGTTTATTTTGATAACAGGTACTTTATTGCTGTGCCTTTAGATGGAAGTGATGCGAACGCTGAGAATAACGCAATCTTAGTGTATAATTTTTTAAACAAACAGTGGGAAAGTATAGATACTGTTGCTAATGATAATTATCACATTTCTAATTTGTTAGTCCTAGGAGATGGTGACAAGCGTGGTGTTTATGCAATAAACAACATTGGAGGTGTTCACAGACTTGATGTACGTACAGATGGGATAGACCAGGTAGTAACCCAGATTGGGCAAGCTGATACGCCAATCAATATTGATGCGTCCTTAACCACGAGGCAGTACACACTAGAAAACTTAGACAGAAAAAGATGGAAAGAGTTCGACATTCATGCTCAATCTAGCGACGATAATAATTCTGACTTTACTATAAACTTTGAGACTGAGAACCCTGATGCTACAGGTTCTCTTGGAAATTTATCTAATTTTAACGGAGGCGTTCTAGAAGCAACACAAGATGTATCCATACGTGGTAGAATAGGTAACCAAAGAGGTTATGGAATACAATTTACACTTAACAATACAACCGGTAGGCCTATAATACGAGCAATAGAAGTACAAGGGGCAACCACAATGAGATCAACAGATAAAGCAATATAATGGCAATATTATCAAAAGGAACAGATTTTGCAACAGGAGAGCAGGTAACAGCAGCTAGACTGGATGCGTTAGTGGACAACGCTACATTTGCGTCAGGTGCCGTTGATGGTTCTACAACGGAGCTAAATGGCAGTGGTGCAATTATAGTCAAGGACGCAGGTATAACATCAGCTAAACTAAACCTAAGTGCAACTGGCGTATCTCAAACTATAGCTAGTTTTAAAACAACACAAGATGGAAATAATAGATCTTTAGATATACTAACTCCAGCTAGTACTACTGACCTTGATTCACCTTTTGAATTAGCTACAGGGAATGCAATTTTATTTCAAATAGATCCAGATCACCCAATACTTTTTGATGCAAATGGAAAAGTAGGCATTGGAACTGAAGGACCAGATGAACAACTAACTGTTCAGGCAGGTACATTTGGTAATAATCAAGATGGTGGTATTGCTGTACAGCTAGGAGCAGAAAGTGGCAGTCACTTCAAAACTGCATTTAAATGTAAAACTGATGGTAGCGGTAATCCAAGAACTGCTATAGATGCTCCTCTTTCTTCAACAGGTGGAACTACTCAAGAAGCTATATCAATCGACAATGCTGGAAAAGTAGGCATTGGAAATACTGACCCTTCTAGTATACTTGATATTACGCAAGCTACAGGTGTAGCAGAGATTAATTTAAATGCTACTGCAAATGATGCTATACTATCTTTAAATTCAGATACTGATGAAGGTCAAGATAGCGAGATTCATTTTAATGCTGGAGCAAATACAAGGGGTAAGATTGAATACAATCACCACGTTGACGCAGCTAGTCAAAAGATGAGTTTCTTTGCCGGCGATAACAGTGAAAGACTTACAATTTTAGGTGACGGAAAGGTAGGTATTGGAGCTACTTCACCTACTCAAGAACTAGAGGTAGCAGGAGATATTACTACCAATAGTATAATCGCTAGAGAGGGTGCAACAGATGACTGCCTCAGGTTACTATCTGACCCAGAAGCACCAGATGGTACAAATGGAGGTTCGCAAATACAGTTGTTTGCTCAAGAAGCTAGTACTGCTAGTCAAATATATCACAGTGCTAGGTTTCATGTATTTAATCCTTTATCTGGGTCAGCTGTATTTCAAATTAATTCCGACGCTAGTATATCACATTTTAATGGTAGTGTAGGCGTTGGAACTAGTAGTCCTTCTAAATTGCTGCATATAAAAAGTTCTAATTCAGATACTGCTGAATCTGTAGCGTGTTTCGGAAATGGAGACATTGATCGTGGATTAGAAATTAAAACAAATGGGAACGGAGGTACTAGTTTAGACTGGGGTTTTAATGCTGTAAATTCTAGAAATTTGGTTTTTGATACTAATCAAACTGAAAGAATGAGAATTAGTTCAAGCGGTAATGTAGGTATTGGAGACACTGATCCTTCTAAAGAATTAGTAGTAAAAAATGCTGCAACAACAAGTACCGAATCAGTAATAAATGTTATATCAGGAAATCAAGGAGTTGCTGGGCTATACCTTGGGGATTCAGATGATGATATAGTAGGTGGAATTGTTTATGACAATAATACCGATTTATTACAATTAAGAAGTTCTAATAATCAGACTGCTGTTTCAATAAATAGCTCTGAAAATGTAGGCATTGGAACTACGTCACCTTCTTCAAAACTTGATGTAAATGGTAATACAAATGTAACTGGTAATCTAGATGTAAGTGGTGATATAGATGTAGATGGCACAATAGAGTTTGATGCGTTATCGGGTACTGGTTCAGTTTCTGTAACTGACATTAAAGATGAAGATAATATGTCATCCAACAGTGCTACTGCGTTAGCTACCCAGCAAAGCATTAGAGCATTTACTGCTATGAGTCCCATTCAAAACGGATCAGGTGGTGGATACACTGGTGGTGAGTCAGTAACTTTTCCTAATGGTTTAATATTAAAGATGGGAAAAACAGGTGATGTTGCACAAGATGGTGACACTACGGTAACATTTGGTTCAGCTTTTCCTAATGAAATTATATCTCTTGTAATTACAAAAGAGGGAGCTAAAAATATAGGAGGTAATGGAGAAATTACTGCAAGTAGTGTTTCTGCTTCAGGGTTCGTGTTCAATAATGGTGCTGATTCTACAGGTAAGTGTAACTACATGGCAATGGGACGATAAAAAATTATAGCTCAATGAAAAAATTATTAATAAAATTATTAGAACCCCTCGATAGGTTTGTATTTAATTATATGGTTCGTGCTGGTTTGATAAAATCATTTATACCGGAACTACTATCATTTGGAACAGCGGTTTTTGCTAGTAAAGGCAGTAAAGGAAGTAAAAACGAAGTACCAGAACGTCTTACAATGGATGAACTTGTAGATAACTATGCTGCAATTATGGCAGGTGAAGGAGCTAGAGGTCAGTTCGAAGGCATATATGATCCAGCTTTGACTGATCTCGCATTGACTATAAGTGCGGATGCTGGAATGAGATTGAGTGCAGATCAATTAAAAGTACTAAATCAATACATAGATGGTATTCCGGGTGGTCCAAATCCTAGAAAGCAAAGAGCAGAAGAAAGACTTGCAGGTCTAATTGCTAAACAAGCAGCTGGTCAAACCAAAGTTACTGAAGAGGACTTACGGGCTGAAGCTCAAAAATTGTTTCCTGTAAGTAAATCTAGCTTTAGAAAAAGTGGTTCTCAAAAACGAAAAGACAAAGCAAATAAAGAAAAACAAGAAGTTTACATTGCTGCAAATAAAAATCGCATTGGGCAAGATGTGTCACAAGACATCGCACAACTACGGGCAGAGATTCAAAATATGCCTGACACTGTTGAGGAGGTTAAGGGTCTTACTAAAATAAAACAAGAGCAAGCTCAAGTTGAAGGTGATATACAAAGAAACCAAAAGGCTCAAACAGCTGAGGCTAATCTTGGTCTTGTTCAAGATAATGCTAGAGCCTTTACAGAAGCATTCCGTGATGCAGATCCTGCGAGTAGAGATCTAGCTATCCAAGCTACAGAACGTGCAGGCCAAGGTCAGACTCGTATTGGACAAAGGGGCGAAGAACTCATAGGTAGAGGTGTACGTGATGCTAGTGTTGAAGAACAAGCTATCCGTGATGCCGGTATGCGAAGAATCAATGCCCCACTAGCACAGGCTGGTGTTGCTGAACAAGCAATGCTAGGCAGTGGACTTGCTAATATCGATGCAGTTTCTCAACCCGGTGTTGCTGAACAAGGACTACTAGGCATAGGACAAGCTAATGCTAACGCTGCACTAAGACAAGCAAGCCAAGCAGAGCAAAGACTAAACGAAGTGGGCATGAGTCTTACTGACTTAACTCCTACGGAGCAGGAAGCGATGATTGGTAGCCAGGCTATGAAGTTCTTGCAATCAACAGGTGAGCTATCTCCATTAGAAAAAATACGTACAACAAGAGCAGCAAGACAAGCCTCCATAGCTAGGGGTCGTGGTATGGATCAGTCATCTATATTTAATGAATTGTTAGCAAGGGTAGCTGAAGAATCCGACAAACAAGAGGATCAAATAAGATTAGGTATGGATTTGGCTAAAACACAATCTGGTCTTCGTCTCGATAGATTTGGTGAAGGTCGCAATTTTTTAACTGACGCTGATGATCTTGCTGACTCAAGGAGGCAAGAAGTTCTAGACAGACAGCAACAAAGTATATCAGCTTTTACTAATGCAGGTACTCTTGCTGGTAATAGAGCAGTTACAGATCTTAACAGGCAAAAATTTGGTGCAGATGCTCTTACCCAGGCAAGCAACTTTGAACAAAGACGTATTGAAAATCAAAGAGCAGACGAAACTCTGGGTGCTAATTTTCTTGGTCAGTCTGCTGGTCTTGAAACCGGTCGTATTGGAGAGGATCTAAGAGCTACTACACTTGGTGCTAATTTACTTACGCAAGATGAAAACATTCAAAATCAAAGATTGCAGTCAGCCTTTGACATGAACCGTGATCTAGCTGCTGACCCAATGCAAACAATTATTGGTCAGAATCCTGATACCACAGGCAGAGCAATGCAAACAGTAGGAGCTGGTGCTGTACAGCAGGGGCTACAGGGTCTTAACTTTATTGATCCAAATGCGGTACTTAATACAGTACTAGCAAATCAACAGAACGCTACACAAGCCGCTGCTGCAAATGCACAAATTGCTGAAGCAAAGAGAGCAAATACATTAGATTTTATTGGAAATATGTTGCCTCTTATGTCTAGCATAGGAACAACAACACCAGCAACAACAACAACAAAGACAAATTAATTATGTTTTTAGGAGGAAGTACATATAGACCAGAATTAGCTATACAAGATTACAGTGGCTTTGTAGATGCTGCTAACATGAGGTCAGCGTCAATGGCACGACTAGGTGCAAAGATCTCTGGGGCCGCAAAGGACTACCAAGACAAAAAAGATGCTAAAGAAGCTAATAAACTTTTTGATGAAACATTGTTAGGATTTGCTAAACAGGACTCAGCATTAGGTGAGTCACTACGGTCAATGGGGTTAGTAGATCTTGAATCTATTGCTGCTGCTAGAAAAGGACTTGGCCGAAAACAAATGCTAGAATTTATTAACTTCTTAGCCGAACAAGAAGTTAAATCTCAAGCTCCAATCGGGCGTGCTTCTGATTCTTCTATGCGTAGTGCAGAAGCTAGGGTTGCTGAAATGGGATTTGAATATAATCCTGAAACACAGACAATGCAGAAAACTATAGGCCCAGGATTTCTTCGAAGCCTAGGTAATATTGTTTCGCCAGGTCAACCGTTTGGATCTCCTAGGACTGTTGATTTACCTCAAGAAGTTATTGACACTACAACAGGACTGCCACAACTTTTAGAACAGAAACGAGCCGTACAAAATGTTGAAGAGATTCCTATGCAAGATGACGATGATCCATTGGGTTTCTTTCCAAAATAAAACCTACAAGGTATCATGTCATTATGGCGATTACGGAATCAGAGTTTGCTGAGAAAATAAAAATTAAGTATCCTCAATACAAGGATATTGATGATTCAGAACTAGTGTCTAGGGTGCTTGATAAGTATCCGGAATACAGCTCACAGTTAGGTGAGAAGGAGTACAGCAAAAATCTTATTACTAACAGTGCTAAGTCAGTAGTCTCTGGTGGCGTACAAGCTGCAATTAATGCAGGTGCTGGTGTCGCTCAGTCCTACGCAATGTTACTTGGTGATGAGAGTGACACATCGGAGGAGGGGATTCAAGAGTACTTATCTCAACGTAGGGTACAGCCACGTAGGGGTGGCAGTCGTATGACCGCAGGTAAGATACTTGCTCACCGAAAACGCAAGAACGAAGTTCTACAATCATTAAATGAAAATGCTCATCGTCTGCGTGCATTAGCTAATGGTATAGACGATCAGTTCAATATTGATCCTGAGTTTGCTAATTCTTTTGGAGGTCAAGTTTCAAAAGGATTTGGTCAGATGATAGGTAACATAGGTGCTGTTGCTGTAGGTACAGTCGTTGCTGGACCTAAAGGCGGAATAGCTGCTGCTACTGGAGCTATAGCACCTCAGATGGTAAGCGAGGCTGTAAATGATGCTGAGTCCACACTAGGTAAGTCCTACATGGACATGACGGAAGAGGAGAAAGATCAAGTAGCACTAGCTACCGCAGGGTATGCTACACTTGGCACTGCGTTTGAGTTTGCACCTGTGGCTAGGATACCTTGGGTAAAGAACTTTCTTAAAGGTAAAACAAAAGTACCAGCAGGAGTACTAAAAAGTCCTAGGATCCGCAAAGAAATAGCTAAGGGATTTGCTGCTGAGGGATTCACGGAAGCAGCACAGGGACAATTACTGGACAGCCTAGCAAGGGCTACGTTCGACGATGACCGTGAACTAATGTCATGGGATGTACTACGTCAAAGATTCAATGAGTTCGCCGTGGGTGGTGTTGTTGGTGGTGGTACTAGCGGTAGTATTGCAACAGTTCAAAGGGCTGCACGTGGTGAGTTATTCAAACCCAAGGAAACAAAAGAAATCCAATCTGACGGAACTACCAAAGAAGTATTTGACATAACTTACACAGACCGGAACACAAATGAGCCGGTAACCATACAGATTGACGCAGAGAATCAAGAGGATGCAGCAAGAATAGCAGGAGAACGCTTAGTTACTTCAGCCGTAGAAGGCACTATCGTTGCAAGGCCTAAGCCTGCCCCTGAGCCTGTGACTCAACCTGAGCCAGGCGTAACTGTCGAGGATGAGCCTACAGAAGCTGAACAAGCAGAGCTACAGCAAGAGTTACAAGAAGAGCTTGATCAGCCTGACGCAACAGCCGAGGCATCTGTTACTTTTATGCCTAGAAGATTTGTGGGGGAGGATGCTGAAACTGCTCCTGGGTTTTTTCAACAGTTCTCACCTCAACAATATGACGATGGTCGCTTTATTAATGTAGAGACTAAAGAAGATTTAAGTGACGAAACTTTTGAAGGAGGTAGCATACGCATTGAACAGGGCCGTCCTGTGCTTGAAACCAGTGACAATCCTAGCGATACAATAATTAATAAGAAAGCAAGTGAAGAAGGATCACTAGTAAGAACAAACTTATTTAAACAGAAGGCTGGATGGAAATGGACTAAAGCTCCAGAGGGTGCGCCAAGTACAATAGTTTCAGTAGAACAAGGTTCTAAACATTTTTACACATTAGATTTTACTAGTTCTAAACCACTTACTCTTAAAACTTACCCTGAAAAAACAAGTGAACCTAGGGGAAGACCAACCACTAGAGGTAAAGTTCAACTTGGCAAAACTGTAGGAGAAATTGATATACGTGGAAAGAAACATCCAGTGTACGATAGGGTAACTGTTGGAGAGCCTGATGTAACAGCTGGGGCTGCGCCTGTAACTCAACCAGCAAGCGTTAAGTTAACACAAAAAGAAACAGAATTTTTTGATGAACTATTAGGCAACGAAGCCAATAGAGCAGAACTCCTAGAAGAAGTTCCATCTTTAAAAATCGTTGATGGCAGACTTTCTATAGAGCCAACAGATATTCAAAATCTTAATGACTTTATATCGGATGTGGCTATATCTGATGGCTTAGGTACTGTTCCCCCTCGTCTTAAAACTAATGAATTTTATACACCTTTCTTCAGGGCAGAGCCTGTAACTGAGCCAGAGATTACAAGCGACGAAGTCCTTACAGATGAGCAAGTGCAAAAGGGTGTTGAGTCCGAACATGGTGCTACGGTAGAAGGAGACATTGATAGTGATGTATTTGCTGGTGCTGCTCCAGTGTCTGCACCTAGTCAACAAGCTGCACCTATAATTACTAGAGCTTCATTGGCTGGTAAAAAACTTTTTGCTTACTTCTCAGATAGAACTAGAGTTGGAACTTACACAGGAATTAATCCTGATAGTGGTATAAGCATAGATTTGCAGGGTGGACCTATGTATCCATTCATGGGTAATAACAAACAGAAAAAGGCTGGCTGGGCTTTTAGTTCTGAAGGTATGTTTACTCGTTTTCTTAATAGAGTTAAGAAAACAGATGGCATTGGTCTGGTTACCTTGTACTCAAAAGAAAATCTTCGAGCTAATCTAACATTCTTAAAAGCGTATGTAGCCGAAGTAAAATATGCGATTGAACAAGGAACTATTACTGAGCAAAGATTTTTAGAAGTTGCAAACAACCTTAGGGAATCAGCAGTTGAATCAAAAAGAAAAACAGGTAAATCATTAGATAAGCCATTTAAGAGCATAGAGGATTTTGAAAGAGGTCTTTCGGATTCAACTTTTGATGTTCGTGCAGCTGCATTTTTTGGTTACAACAAAAATAAAAAAGGGGACAACAAAGGAAGTAAGATAGGGTCTGATGCGTTGGTTGATGAAGGATTTCCAAATATTTCAACAATGGTTGATTTGTTTGCTGACCCATCTCTTGATGGACTTGAAGCAGGAACAATAGTGTCAGCCGTTCAGTTTGATCAAAATCAAGACAAACCATCGACTGCTACTACACTGGGTGTTGATGAACACCTTAGTTATAAGGTTGTAATTAAAGGTGAGGGTCTAGGATTTTTTTCTGATCCAGTTCTTGTATCTGATGTTATACCAAGCAGAGGAAGGACTCGCAGAAACATAACTAGAAGTGCTGAAATATCAATGGCTGATGTACGGTTTCAAACGGATGAAGTTGCAG